CGATCACGGTCGCCAATGCTGCGACCTATATGGAAGATGCTGGTGTCATCAATGCCACGACTGGGTTACCATTAACACTCGTCCCGTCGTCTCCGGTGGCAGGCCAGTATTCGGTCAATACGTCTACAGGTGTCTATACGTTTTCATCGGCCGACAATGTGGCCGGTGTAAAGGTACTTATTAGCTACACCTACGGCATCACCAGCGCGGGCCAGAAAATCGCCATCGCCAACCAATTGTTAGGCACGACTCCAACTTTTAAGGCCAAATTCTATACTACATTCCAGGGCCAGGCGATCTCTTTGCAGCTCAACAACTGTACGGCGAACAAGCTGACGTTCGATACCAAGCTTGAAGATTTCATCATTCCTGAGTTTGACTTCTCCTGCTTTGCCGACGCGTCCGGCAACGTGATGACTTGGTCGTTCGCGGAGGCTTCTTAACATGCGGTTGCAACCAGTGACCATCAGGCTCGGTGTGCGTGAATGGCTGGTGCGGCCTTTAACGTTGCGTCAAGTTCAAGAAATCGAACCCATCCTAATGTCGAGCGCCGCCGAGACAAAAGGCAATGTCGCGGCCGCAATGGCTATTGTCGCAATTGCACTGGGTCGTGATCACGCCGAAGCGACCAGCTCGCTCGGTGACATCGAGGCGACAGCGCCAGAAATTGGCGCCGCCATGGCGACGGTTTTGCGTCTTGGTGGTTTTGTTGAAACACCGGCGCGTGGAGATGCCGGACTGGGGGAAGTGTAAGCGGGCGAGGTCCGTGCAAAGGGTCCGCCCGCATTGATTTCAGTTTCATCTATGCGAGACTTATGACGAGTTGTGGCTACACGCCCGCAGAGATCGATGAAATGACACTACACGACGTATTTGGTTTATTCGCGTACTGGCGCAATTCTCCTCCGGTTAATGAAATCTTGAAATGCGTGTATCGCATCGAGCAAAAGCCAGAGCAGCCGATTACGAACAGCAAAACCGATCCAAGTGGAATAGGTGGTCTTATAGCTCGCTTCCCTAATGGCTTTGTGCGCCTCGGAGAGAACGGGTGAGATCTGTAGCGCAAGCGAGCAGGAGACCATGGCTCGCTGGCCGGGAAACTCGGCAAATCTGATGTCTGCTAGAACGAAGAAATCAAGAGATCGCAGAAGCTGATCCCAAGCAAAACCCTGATCAACTCCTAGATCTGCAAGCCTAACTTCGGCTCAGATCCTATTGAAAGCAAGGATATGGCGGACGACGTCTCCATTACATTTAGCGCCGACGTTTCAGACTTGCAAAGGGGTATGCAGCAGGCGACGAGTGCGGTCGAAACGACGATCAGCACCTTACGCAGCGGTGCCGCCCAGATTAACGCCTCCTTCGCTTCGCTGTCACAAGCCTATACTAGTGATGTGACGCGGAGGATTTCAACGGCGCAGACATCAAGCGACAATGAACTAGCGATCGCACGACAAAATGAGCAAGCGCGATATGATATTGCCTTGAATGGCGTAAAAGATCAGAGTTCGCTTATCAAGGAGCAAGCACAGACGGCGCAGATCTCGCGCCAAGAAGAGCTTTCAAGTCTTCTTTCGCTTGAGACGCAGCGTGAAGACATTGAGCGTCAGCACCTTCAATTTCTGCAAAGCACTTATCAACAAGGGACTGTAGCTTATGCTGCCTCGCAGCGCCAGATCGAGGAACTTGCTAGTCAGTCTGCGCTTCGGATGCGTGAAATCGAGCGTAGTGTTACCCAGCAAATCAACAGTGACTATAGACACACCTTCGAACAGATAGGTTCGAGTGTTTCGTCTTCAATCATGAGCATGATTACGGGGCATATGAAGCTTCGCGACGCGGCGCGGAATGTCCTGTTGCAGATTATTCAGTCATTCGCCCAGGCCAAAGTGAAAATGGCCGCCGATTGGCTGGCTGGCATTGCTGCACAGACCGCAGCGACGCAAGCTGGGGAGGCTGCGAAAACAGCTGCGGTCACGGCGGGCGCAGCCGCGCGAGCGGGAGCTGAAGCGGCGGGATCGGCGGGGTCGAATGCGGCGACAATCAACTCCATCTTGAAAACAATCACAGCATCGGCGAGCGAGACTTTTGCTGGTATCTTCGGCTTTCTTTCGCCAGTCCTTGGCCCGGCGGCGGCCGGCCCTGCCGCCGCTGGCGAGGCAACAGTGCTTTCTGCCATACCTCATTACGATACCGGCGCCTGGAGCCTGCCCGGCGATATGGTTGCCCAGGTTCACCAGGGGGAGATGATAATCCCGGCTGGTCCCGCTGCAGCTTTCCGCAATATGATGGAAGGTAGCAATGGCGTCGCCGGAACGGTGCATGTCCATCATGCTCTGAACTTCAATGTTCAAGCCATGGATGGCCACAGTGTCCGGCAGTTCCTCAAGAACAATTCCAAACAGATCCTGCGCACGGTCAATGAAAGCGTTCGCACGGGTTCGCATATCGGCCTCTCAAAGCTTTGAACGGCAACCTTACACATGGGCTTCGTCAATGGGGTCAATCTTCTCCCCGCGACGGGCGAGTTCACCTATGGCACGACGCCGCATCAAGGCCAGCGGGCCTATTCCGGCGCCGTCATGCTCCCGATCAACTTCTACCAGGGGCTCAATTCCGTCTTCCCCCCGTCCTCGACATATGGTGGCACGCCGCCGAGCGCGGACCTCACCTATGCGATAAGCCAGCTCCAGGCGAATTTCCCCGGCTGCACGACGGTTGCCGTGGTCTGCGCCTGGTTCGGCGACAGCACCGACATCACAGCTTGCAAGATTTATCCCTCGACCACCTATATCAACGGCACTTTCGAGAAGTGGAACGGCTCGGCCTGGGTCTCGGACAATTGGCTGGTTTCCGGGCTCACCCAATCCTCGTTCGGCATTATCCCGATCTCGCAAGACGCCAACGGGGCTTTCACTTACGGCGGCACGCCGTCCGACGCATCGATCGTCGAGTGCATCACCTATCTGAAAGCGCAGGGCTACCGTGTCGTCTTCTACCCGTTCATCCTCATGGACAATGGCGACAAGGCGTGGCGCGGACGGATCACTTACAACGGCGCGGATGTCTCGACCGGCGCGCAAACGGCGGTGAGAAACTTTCTCGGCACGGCGGTTCCTTCCGATTTCACGGTCTCCGGTGGCGCGGTTCACTATTCCGGCTCGTCGACCGATTACACATATCGAAGGATGATCCTGCATTATGCAAATCTTTGTGTTTTGGCCGGCGGTGTGGATCTATTCCTTGTTGGATCTGAGCTTCGCGGTCTTGAAACCATTCGCGGCCCCGCCTGGTCGATCACCGGAACCGGAACTCCTCCAATCTGGGATTATCCCTTCGTCTATGACACGGTAAATGGCGGCCTGATGCAGCTTTGCGCCGACGTGCGATCCATTTTGAACGCGGCGTCGCTGACGAAAGACCTGATGGGACTCCACAATCTCATTTCCTATGCCGCCGACTGGTCGAGTTGGATGGGCTGGCAGCACCCGAACGCCAACCCGGCGCTTCCGGTCGCGGACGGCCAATGGCCGCATCTCGATCAACTTTGGTCAAGCCCCGATGTCGATCTTGTATGTCTCGATAATTATTTGCCAGTCTCCGATTGGACAACTGGCGACGGAAGCCTAGAAGCCTCCGGCCAAAGCAACAATCTCGACATTGCGAATTGGGCTGCGCCTACGTCCTTCGATCAGTTCTAGGATTATGGCCATGTCGAGGAGGATGCCGTGCTTTCCTCGTCCGATGACGGGGCGGTTTCGAGCGCGGTCACATCCGAAAGCGACTATGGGATCATCTCGGCCGGATCGGCATGGCCGCCCGCGCAATCGGTGATGAGCAATCTTGGCCTCACCGGTCAGGCGACGATCTACTCGAAGCCCTATCTCAAGGCCAATATCGAGGGTGGCGAGAAATTCAACTGGTTCTATTTCGATTCCAACAATCTCGGGCGTGGGCTCGATCCGCTCGGCTCCGGTCTTTACGTGTCGCTCCCCGGCAATCCAACCGATGACCGGTACACCCAAACGCGCCAGCACTTTTACGCCAATCAACAGATCCTCGGCAACAAACAACTGCGCTGGTGGTGGAACAACCAGCACTATGCTCTGTACGATGACGGCGACGGGAGCGGCGAAAGTCCAAAGGGGCCGGCGACCGGCTGGGTGCTGCAATCGAAGTCGATCGTGTTCACCGAATACGGCTTCCCCTCGAACGACAAATGCACGAATCAGCCAAATCTCTTCTATGACGCGGCTTCCTCGGAGAGCGGCACGGCCTATTGGTCGGCCTGGCGCGCAGCGGACGGTCTGAGCTATCTGCCGAAGCCGGATCAGATCATCTCGCTTTTGGCGTTGCAGGCCATCTACGAATATTGGTTCGTCGACGGCCACAATGCGCAATCGCTTGCCGGCCTCCAAATGATCCAGCCAGCGTTTTGCTCGGTCTGGAACTGGGATGCGCGGCCGTTCCCGGCGTTCCCGAATCTGGCCGGCGTTTGGGGGGATGCGAAAAACTGGCCGGCCGGAAACTGGCTCAACGGCAAAGAGCCGTTCATCACGCCGCCAGTACCAGATGCGCCATATGTTCCGGGCCCCTATCAGACCTTCCCCACACTGGTAGGGCAGGGCTGGAGCACGCACTATCGCCCAGCCTTCACGACGGGCGTGGCGGAGCATGTGAGCGGGCGCGGGAGCCGCTTCGCCAAGGTCTCAACGCCGATCTGGGAGATTGAGATCGTTGTCAACCTCTTGCGGATGGACATCGTGCAAGATTTCCAGATGCTTGCCGGGTTCTATGCGGAAATGCAGGGACGTGAGACGACGTTCACATTTCCGGTTCCAGTGTCGATTGCGGCTTCCGGAACGGTCCTCGCCCGCTTCGATGACGACAGCGAAGACCTTGAAGAATTCATGTCGCGGCTCTGGTCGCTCCAGGCGCTCAAATTGCGGACGGTGCGGCAATGACAACCCCGCCAAGCTTCCCGACGCTGCCCGGCCTCGGCTGGAGCGTCCACAAGCGGCCGACATTCGCCACGCGAATCGCCGGGCATGTCTCCGGCCGCGAGGTCCGCGCACCACTCTATTATCAGGGGCTTTACGAGTTCGAGCTGACGATCGAAGGATTGGACTCTAACGGCACCTGGACCGGCCTCACCGCGAATTCGCTGCAAAGCCTCATGGGGCTGTATATTCAGCTTCAAGGCCAATACGGGACTTTCCTCTATACCGATCCAACCGATAATTCAGCGGTTGCGCAGCCCACGACGCAGGCGTTCGGCGACGGGGTTACAACGGCATTCACATTCGGCCGCGCGATCGGCGGCGCGGTCGAGCCGGTGTCCTGGGTCACGGCGGTCTCGAACGTCTATCTCAACGGGGTCAACCAGCCGTCCGGCTGGACGGCCACGACGCCGAACACGCTCACTTTCACGATCGCGCCGCCGGCCGGCACTACCTCGGCGCAGCTACTCGCCGAAGATAACACGACGAATTATCATTACACGACTCAGAGCTTAGCGTCTCAAGCCTCCGGAACGAAAATTGTCTTCGCGGCTTATGTCCAGGCCCAGACGCGGACGGCTTGCCAGCTCGAGATCAACGATGGCGTCACCAATCAACAAGTGAACGCCAATCTCTCGACCGGCGCGATTACATCGGCCACGGGCGGCGTTCTGGCGTCGTCAATCACGAACCTTGGCGGCGGCTGGTATTGGGTCTCCATGACCGTTAATATGGCCGCCACAGCCGCGCCGACCCTCACGGTTCTAACCGCGAATCCGGTTGGCACCACGAATTATGCTGGAACGACAGGGGACGGCATTTATGTTGCCGGTGCGGTCGCGGCCATCGGCAGCGTGGCTCCAACTGCCCTTCCGGTATGGTCGACCGTCTCGCACGCAACCGTGTCGTCCGCTGCAATCACGCTGCCTCCCGCAACTGCGATCACAGCGACATTCACCTACGCCTTCAACTGCCGTTTCCTCGACGATCAAGAGGATTTTGAGAATTTCATGAACGGTCTCTGGCGCGTGCAGACACTCAAATTTCGGATGGTGAAGCCATGAAAAAAGATAGATTTTATAATCGTTTGAATTTTCGTTTCTTTCCCCCGCTTAAGGATGATGAAGAATGCGAGTTTTATAAGAAAATGAAAGCCAAATACCCGCAGTATGATCGCAATATTCAGCCACCAGAGGCGCCCCAAGATACGAACGGCATGATAAAGAAAGGCATCTAGTGAGAGCCGCTTCCTCCGCGCTGATCACCTATCTCAACACGCTTCTGGGCGATCCTGACGCGCAAGCGATATTCGCGGACTGCTACACCTTCACACTGCGCACCGGCTTGATCCTGACCTATACGAACGCCGATGTGCCGATTACGCTCAACGGCTATGTCTACCTTGCGAATTCCATCCTGGTCGATGGGCTCCGGTTCAAATGCGCGGCTGGCCTCGAGGTCGATCAACAGCAAATCACGATCGCGGCGCGGCTGGCTGATACTGTTGGCGGCTCGCCATTCCTGCAAGCGCTCCGGAATGGTGCTTTCGATGGATGCGAAATCCAGCGCGACCGGGCGTTTCTCAATTCCTGGTCGGCTCACGACACGGCGAACCCAATCGGGAGTGTTACGCTTTTCAAAGGCCGCGTCGGCACCGTCGACAGCATCGGCCGCACGTCGGCGCAAGTTACGGTCAATTCCGATCTTGTCTTGCTCGACCTGCAAATGCCGCGGAACGTCTATTCGCCGTTCTGCCAGCATGTGCTTTACGATTCCGGATGTGGGGCCAACGGCGGTCCGACAAAGGGGGCGTTTGCTTTCACTGGCACAGTTGGCGCTGGCTCGACCTTTACACTCATCAATTGGTCTGGCGCTGCGGCGAATATGGTCCAGGGCACAATCACATTTTCGAGTGGCGTCAATTCCGGCGTCTCGGCGAACATCAAGGCAGTGAGTACTGGAGTCTCACTGACCCTTTCATATCCGCTGGAATCGGCGCCATCAACCGGTGATTCCTTCACGGCCTATTGGGGATGCGATCACACGCAAGCGACCTGCACGAACAGGTTCAATAACCTGCCGAATTTTCGCGGGTTCCCCTATGTCCCTGCACCAACCTACACGCTGTTTTGATCATGAATGAAATTGAAACAAAACAACGCGCCGCCGTCGTCGCCGAGGCGCGGTCATGGGTACGCACGCCCTATCACCATTGCGCGGACGTCAAGGGCGCCGGCGTCGATTGCGGCATGCTTCTGGTCCGCGTCTTCGTCGACACGGGTCTTTGCGAGCCATTCGACCCGCGCCCCTATGCGCCGGATTGGATGCTTCACCGCAGCGAAGAGCGCTATCTCGGGTTCATCTTCGATCGGACGAAAGAGGTTGACCGGCCGCAGCCAGGCGACGTCATGGTGTTCCGGTACGGCCGCTGCTACTCGCATGGCGGGATTGTGGTGAACGCGAATCCTGTCATGATCATTCATGCCTTTGCCGCTTCCGGCAAGGTGATCGAGGATGAGGTTTCCAGCAATGCGGCGCTCTGCAATCCCGGCCGCCTGCCGAAATTCTTCAGTTATTGGGCGGCTCAACAGTGAGTTTACTTCACCAATCCCAGAACAACGGGCAAATCCCCTATTACACGGGGTTGCAGATCCAGACGTCGGGCAACAATGTCCCGATCAACATCGTTTGGGGTGCCAACAAGATCGCCCCGAATTGCATCTGGACCGGCGGCTTTTACGGCTATTATGGATATCCCGAGGGGAGCCATGGCGGCGGCGGCGGCAAGGGTGGCGGCGGTAGTGGTAGCGGCGGTGGTGGCGGAAACAACAATTCCCCTCCTAAATCATGGCAATATTACACGTCCTGGGAAATGGGACTTTGCGAGGGGCCGATTGCCGGCTTCGGCACGATCTGGCAAGGCGGCAACCCGACAAACTTCTATGGTGCCGATATTTGGGGCGTCTATACCGGCACCCAGACTCAAGGGCCTTGGGGGGAACTCACCGTTTCCTTCCCAAGTCAGGCGCTTTCCTATCATGGCCTCGCCTATATCACTTCGTTCAACTACTACCTCGGCGCCAACGCGAACCTTCCGCAATTCGCGATGGAGATTTTCGGCGTCCTCTTCAATTCGTCGGGTATCAATGGCGGCGACGCCGACCCGGCGCAAATCATCCAAGATTTCCTAACCAATTCTCAATATGGCGTCGGATTCCCGTCTGGAAGCATCGACGCCACGACATTATTTTCGTCAGGCTCCGGCCTCGATAGCTCCTATCAAGGATATTGCCGCGCCGCCTATCTAGCCCTGAGCCCGGCGCTGACGAATCAGGAAACCGCGAACAGCATCCTTGCGCGCTGGCTGCAATTGACGAATTCGGCGGCGGTTTGGTCTGGCGGGAAGTTGAAATTCATTCCCTATGGCGATTCTGTCGTGGGGCCGACGCCGAATCAGCTTGTGACCACTGGCGGCGGGAGTGCCAACACCTGCACTTTCACGCCAAACGTAACTCCGGTTTATAGCCTGACCGATGACGACTTCGTGCATGAGGACGGCAAAGATCCGGTTGAGGTCACGCGCACCGACCCTTATGCCAGCCACAATTGGCAGCGGTTGCAAATCAACCAGAGGATAACCGGCTGGCTCCCCGAGACAATCCCGGAACCGTGGGTGATCTGGTCGGTTTCCAACTCCTATGTTCCGGCGCCGATCGACGTCTGGGATCAGAACGCGATCGAGCTCTATGGGCTCCGCATGGCGCCCGATATCACGGCGAATGAAATCTGTGATCCGAGCGTCGGGCAGAATTCAGCGCAGCTCATTCTTCAGCGCGGGCTCTATATCCGCAACCATTACAAATTCAAGCTGTCCTTCGAATATTGCCTGCTTGAACCGATGGACCTTGTGACCATCACAGACACGTTGCTTGGCTTGACGAACGTGGCCGTTCGCATCACCGAGATTGAGGAAGACGACGCTGGGATACTCGCGGTCACGGCCGAGGAATTCCCTGGCGGCACGGCGACGGCGGTTCAATATCCCGTCCAGATTGGGGGCGGCGGTATCCCGACAAATCAGAATGTCGTTCCGGCGCGTGTCAACACGCCTGTTATCTTTGAGCCGCCGGCGGCCCTTACGAGCGGCATTGCCAATGTTTTCATCGCGGCGTCCGGCGGCGTCGCGGCGGCTTATACGCTGGCGGAGACCGGCGCGACAGGGACGCACTATACGCAACAGGCTTATGGCGCGGCGCTGAGTATTTCCGGGACTGGCGCCTATTCCACGGCGATGACATTCTCGGTCTATGTCCAGGTGCCTTCCACCTCGGCCAGGACGGCAGTAAGACTCAATATTTACAACGGCTCTGCGCAGCTCGGCGCTGATTTCAACCTTGGGGCGAGCCCCTCTTTCTCGGCAGATGCTGGTGTAACTGCCTCGCTCACCATCGCACAAGCCGGACCGCCGACATGGTATCTGCTCACCATAACTACGAATCTCTCCGCGAATTCGACGCCGATTGTCTATGTCTATCTTGAAAACCCATTCGGAACGACAAGTTACGCCGGAACGTCCGGCGACGGTGTTTACATTTGGGGCCAGCAATTCTCTTGGATACGCTCGGACGGCTCCGCCAGCGCGCCGGTGACGTTCCTGCCCGCGTTCTCGACGGTCGTAAATGCCACAGTCGCCACTAACGGCGTCTCGACGCCAGAGGGCGTCGCCGGCGTCGCCGATCCGAATTGGGGCGGCGCGAACGTCTGGCTCTCGACCGATGGCATATCCTATCAAGTCGTGGGGCAGGTCTTGGGGGCTTCCCGCCAGGGCGTTTTGACGGCAACGCTACCAATCTTTTTCGGTCCCAACCCGGACACGACGAATGCGCTTTATGTGAACCTTGCCGAGAGCGGCGGGGCGCTTTTGAGTGGAACTCCTATCGATGCGCAAAATGGCATAACGCTTTGCCTCGTTGATAATGAGCTTCTGGCTTATGAGACCGTGCTGCTCACTGGAACGAACACTTACAAGCTGACCACGCTTTACCGCGGCATGTACGGGACAGCGCCAGCGACTCATTCGAGCGGCTCGCCCTTTGTGCGCGTCGATAGTTCCGTGTTCCAATACCCGCTCCCGGCTTCCTTCATTGGCATTACCATCTATGTGAAGCTGCAAAGCTTCAACGCATTTGGGTTCGCTCTCGAGGATTTGTCGGAATGCCAAGTGTTCACTTACACGCCGACCGGCGCTGGCTCCCCCATGGGGCCAGTCACACAAGCTCTATTGGCCGGGTCCAGCCTTGACTTCGGCCTTGTCTCTGCGGGGGTTTCAGAGACCGATCAATGGGGCATTGTAAGCGACGGAATTATGCTGGCGACGGTCACTCTCGGGACGGTCCATTAACGATTAGGATTCCAGATGTCAGTTCAAGTTCAACTTCGGCGGGATACCGCGGCGAATATCGCGGCTGCGGCAGCAGGCGCGCAAGGCGAGCCATGGGTAGACACGACGAATAACCGGATCATCGTCAATGATGGTTCGACGGTTGGCGGCTGGCCGGCGGCGAAACTCAGCGAAGTTCCGGTTGCGCCGAGTCCTCACGGCGCGACGGCTGGGTTCGCGTGGGTTGAGCAATTGATCACATGCTCCGGCCCGACAACCAATATCCCGCTCGGAGAAACATGCGTCATCTATGGCGTCGACTTGAAGGTGATTACGTCAGTCACGGGGTGCGCTTCGATTACAATCAATGACAGCCAGAACGGCAACGAGCATTGGGGAAGTGGGAT